CCCCGGCAACGGAGACTTCGTGGTTGATCTGCACACACCGCTTGCTTTTGCTGAAAAGACAGACATTGAAATTAGGGCAATTGCTTCAGCAGGAACTTCTAATGTGTCTGCTGAGTTTGAGGGCATTTACATAGCCGGTGCTACGGCCCCCGGCCCCGGCATACCTTGGATTTAATATATGGCTTCAGGCATCGCACTCATCCCAGTAGCTCGTTCCCGCGATTTGGAACGGGAATCCCAGAAACGCAACACAGAGATGCAGGCTACGCCTGTTATCCAAGGGTTGGCTGCGCACGCACGAAAGCGCTGGGAGTCTGCTCGTGAAGCCAAACGAACAATTGAAGAGCGCATGCTTGATTGTCTACGGCAGCGTAACGGTGAATACAATCCCGATAAGTTAGCTGAGATTAAACGTCAGGGCGGCTCAGACATTTACATTAACTTGACCTCTGTGAAATGCCGCGCTGCTACGAGCTGGCTGCGTGATACGTTGCTTGGTACAGGTACAGATAAACCTTGGAGCCTTGAGGCAACGCCTGAGCCAACACTGCCACCTGAGTTAATTAATGAATTGATGGCTAGCATGCAGCAGCAGTTGCAGGCAGTAATGGAGCAAGGTGGACAGATTCCTGATCCAACCCAGCTTCGTGAAAATGCACAGCAGATGAAAGACGCGGCTATGCGCCGCCTGCGCGAAGAAGCTAATGAGCGTGTTGATCGCATGGAATTGAAGATGGAAGACCAACTCATTGAGGGTGGTTGGACAGATGCGCTAAATACATTTCTTGATGACGTTGTTACTTTTCCGTATGCCGTTCTTAAAGGCCCTGTAAAGCGTAAACGCAAAACCATGGCATGGCAGAACGGAGAGCTTGCGCCTTCTGAAGAAATTACCAACGAGTGGGAGCGTGTTGATCCGTTTATGTTCTACTGGGCCCCATGGTGCTCAGATGTACAAGAAGGATTTATCGTTGAGCGTCACCGCATGACGCAAGAAGATTTGCAAGCACTGATTGACGTGCCGGGCTATAACAACGACGCCATTCGCGCCGTGCTTAAAGACTTTGACTACGGCAACTTAAATGAATGGCTGTGGACAGATAGTGCGCAGGCTACGGCTGAAGGCAAAGACACAACGCAGACTATTTTTACAACTGACCTAATTGATGCGTTGCAGATGTGGGACAGTGTAAAGGGTAGTGACTTACTCACTTGGGGCTTGTCTGCAAAAGAGATTCCCGATCCTGATTTGAGCTACCCATGCGAAGTGTGGTTGGTAGGCTCTACCGTGATCCGCGCCGTGTTGAACTACGACCCTCTGGGTCGCAAACCATACTACGTTACTTCGTACGAGAAAGTGCCCGGAGCCGTTGCTGGTAAAGGCGTTGCGGACTTGTGCCGTGATTCCCAGAACATGGTAAACGCTTCAGCTCGTGCTTTAGCAAACAACATGGGTATTTCTTCTGGCCCACAAGTTGGTGTGAACGTTTCGCGCTTACCGCCCGGCGAAGATATCACTGAAATGCACCCATGGAAAATCTGGCAGTTTCAGAGTTCTGAGTTTAATGACGGCTCACAGCCGCTGACGTTTTATCAGCCAAACAGCAACGCCAATGAGTTGATGGCGGTGTTTGAGAAGTTCTCCGCTCGCGCTGATGAGGACACAATGATTCCTCGTTACATGACTGGCGAGAACACACCCGGCGCAGGACGTACATCATCTGGCCTGTCCATGTTGATCTCTAACGCTGGTAAAGGCATTAAGCAGGTTATTAGCAATATTGACCGCGCTGTCATCGTCCCATCAATTGAGCGTTTGTACCAAGACAATTTGCGTTACAGCAAAGACCCAGACTTAATCGGCGACGTCAAGGCCGTGGCCAAAGGCGCAAACAGTTTGGTGGTCAAGGAAGCCGAAGCTATCCGCCGCAACGAGTTCCTGACTCTGGTGCTCAACAGCCCTGTTGCACAACAAATTGTTGGTATGGATGGCGCTGCCGAACTCTTACGTGAGCAGGCTCGCAACCTGAGCGGCAACGTTAACCGCATTGTTCCTGATCGTCCTACACTGACAGCGATGCAAACTTTGCAGCAGCAGAATGCGCAACTTCAAGAACAGTTAGCAATGATTGCCAATGAACTTCAGGGCGGCGCACCCGGCGCACCGGCTGCTCCCGGTATGACACAAGGCCCTGCTCCACAAAATACGCTACCTGACGGAAGTCAAGTAGGCGGGCGCGAAGGTAACATGATGTCACCACGCCCTAACGGAATTTAAAAACTTTTGTTGACTGTTTAAAAGAGCAGTGGTATAAAATCAACATATGAAGATTTTTATAGGCCAAAAGCCCGATCGACAGCATGTGCAAGCGTTATATCGTTGCAAGCTAGAAGAACATGGTGCTCTATTGGATTTGTTTCGTAAGAAACTTGAGGAGACAAAAGACTCCTTGATTCTTGCAGAAGATTCAGTACGAATACACCGACTTCAAGGTCGCGCTGAGGTCTTAGCAGATTTTCTCGAGGCGGTTGAAAAATCGCACGAGATTTTCGACCGGGTCAAATGACCCGATTTTTGTAGTCCTAGCAAACCATTATGTTGGACGGCACACCGGTAACCCCGACGCCCGAAATGCAGAGTTGGCGCTTTAAAGGAAATTTAAAATGGCATTGCCTAAGCAAGTAGAAGCTCAATTACGTGAATTGGAACAGATCGAAAAACAAATAGCTGAGAGTCAAAATCCAGCGCCCGCTGACCCGGAGCCGCAATCTAAGGACAATCCTCCAGCTGAACCTTCGACACCTGAGCCTCCCACGCAACAGCAAGTACCTGTTGAATCAAAGCCAGAACCGACAGAACCAGCTATCGCTGAAGAAACATGGCAGAGTCGCTATATCGCCCTAAAAGGCAAATATGACGCCGAAGTGCCACGCTTACACGCCGACGTGCGGGAATTTAAGGCCCAATTGGACAAACTCCAAAAAGCCGTAGAAACCAAGCCAGTCGAGACGAAGAAGCCTGCAGTTGCTGAGAAGTTGGTTACGGATGCTGATGTTCAAGCATTTGGTGAGGACTTAATTGAAGTCCAACGCAAGGTTGCCCGCGAAGTGGCAGCAGAGTTTCGAGGTGAGCTCGATGCTATGAAAGCTGAAAATGAGAAATTGCGCGAGCAGTTGAACACGACCGGTACTCAGGTATCTGAAGCAAGTTTTGAGCAACGTCTGTACCGTATGGTGCCAAACTTTGAAGCAGTTAACGCCGATCCCAAGTGGATTGCGTGGCTGAACGAAGTTGACCCGTTACTCAGAGCGCCACGATCCACTGTTGCGCAGCAAGCGTTTAACCGAGGCGACGCCGAAGGAGTTGCGCACTACGTAACGATGTTCCAACAGAGCATTGCCCCCGTAGAGAGCAAAACAGATAAAACTGACGAACTTGAACGTCAAATTCAGCCAAATCGTGGTGCCTCAAGCGCCCCTAGTGCCTCTCCAAAAGGCAAGGTCTACAGCAACGCGGACATTGAAAAGATGTTTCGTAGAGCAACAGACTTGGGAACTAAAGGGCAAATCGACGCGGCAAAGAAACTTGAAGCTGAAATTGATGCTGCATACATGGAAGGTCGCGTAACTGCGTGATCCGTGTTACAGCGTTGAAACCCAACCTGTTATTTTTTAGGAGGCCAAAATGGCTGCTGTATATCCCGTCCAAGCTCCGTTTAATACGAGCACATCGTACTCCGGTGCGTTTATTCCCACCCTGTGGTCTGGCAAATTGCTGGCCAAGTTTTACCAAAACACAATGTTGTCTGAAATCGCTAACACCGATTACGAAGGCGAGTTGAAGAACCAAGGCGATACCATCCGTATCCGTTTGGCTCCTTCAATCAGCATCTCTGACTACACTGTTGGCCAGAACTTGTCTTACGAAGTCCCCACTCCTATCTTCCAAGATATGCAAGTGAACAAGGGTAAGTACTTCGGCGTTCAAGTAAACGACGTTTTGTCATACCAGTCTGACATGAACTTGATGAACATGTTCACAGAAGACGCTGCCAAGCAGTTGAAAATTTCTATTGAAAACGAAGTTTTCTTCAACAACATGGTCACTGAAGGCCCTGCTGCTGCTAACGAAGGTTCTGGTGCTGGTGCTATCTCTGCTGCCTACAACTTGGGTACAGACACAGCTCCTATCGACCAAGCCACTCCTGAGAACGTGCTTAAGGGTATTCTGCGTATGTCCACAGTGTTGGACGAGCAGAACGTTCCTGAAGATGGCCGTTGGTTGATTATCAGCCCCTTCGACCGTCACCTGTTGATGCAATCTAACATCGCTCAAGCCTACTTCACTGGCGACGCTCAGTCGACCATCCGTAGCGGCAAGATCGGTATGTTGGATCGTTTCACAGTTTACGTGTCTAACTTGCTCCCACGCGGCGCAGCAGGTAAGGCTTTGGTGGCTGGTTTGACTGCTCCCTCTACTGGCGCTACTTTGGCTGACGCTAAAGCCCGTCGTGTCATGGTTGCTGGCACCAAGGCAGCGATGTCTTTTGCCATGACTGTAAACAAGACAGAACCTTTGCGTAACCAAACAGACTTCGGCGATATCGTCCGCGGTTTGGCTGTGTACGGTCGCAAGACTGTTAAGCCTGAGGCTTTGGTTGTTGCTCAAGTCGGTACAACCTAATAAACTGGGGGCTTCGGCCCCCGTTTTTAACTTTTATTTTGGAGATTTCTCATGCCTAACGTTACTTCTTTTGGCCGCTCTGTCGGCGGCGTCACCACTGCTTTGACCGCTGGTGCAACTCAAACCGCTGCTGGCGCTACCGCGCTGACCGGCGCTATTAACACCGTGACTGTTGTCGCTGCTGACAACGACGGCGTAATCTTGCCTGCAGATTGTGCCCAAGGCGACACTATTTTGGTAGCTAACCTTGACTCTGCTCAAGATATCAAAGTGTGGCCTAACACCGGCGCTACTATAAACGGCGCTGCCGCTACTACCGCTGCTTTGGTTGTTGGTCAACAACAATCGGTGCAGTTTACTCAAATCGGCACCAGCGGTTTAACATGGATTGCCATTCTTGGTGCTGTTGCTACACCGGCTTAATCGGTGGCACAATAAAGGGGCTCTTCGGAGCCCCTTTTTTAATAGGAGATTTTTATGAACGTGATCGACCTTACGACTCGCCTTGGTGGTGAGTTTCTTGCAAACAAAGCCCGTGCTACTGTTGACGGGAAAATTGTTATTCTTGCTCGTTTAGTTGAGCACGATTGGGTGTACACAGAAGAAGGCCAGACTTTGGCTAATTTGCAGTCTAATATTGATGAAACAAAAACACCATCAAAGTCTCGCAAAAAATCTACCGAACTGGTAGAATCCGTTGAGGCAGCGCCTGAACCTGAGATTACCGAAGTTCCCGCTGAGCCTCAGATCGAACTGTAAGGTACGTCATGAAAGCTCTTAGTGCTTTTTATTCGCGCATTCTGCCCCACTTGCCCGGTTGTCCCGAGCCGGTGGTGGATCAAATGTTGCTGACATCCGCTATTGAGTTTTGTGAAAAATCGCAGGTTCTCAGGCAGAACCTCGATCCATTTTCTACTGTTGCCGACATTGGTGAATACGACTTAGATAGCCCATCTGCGCAACTAATTATTAGTCGTGTTCTTGGTGTTACTGCTGACGGCATTCCTCTTGTCGGCGACATGGCCGAAAGTTTTCCTAGGTACTTACCCGTAGATTCTGGCATCCCTAGTTCTTTTTATGTCGACCGTACAGACTCACAGTTTGTTCTTCGGCTTTTGCCAACCCCAGATGATGTTTATAGACTGGTAACGACAGTTGCGCTGCGCCCAGCTATGACAGCTACGCAGCTCGAAGACGACTTGTATAACCGTTGGGTCGAGCCCGTTGTGTCGGGAGCAATCTACAGGGCGATGCTTCTTCCAGATCAGCCTTTTACTAACTACGCCCGCGCTTCGCAGGTGCAGATGGAAACGGCTCGTCACATTACAAACTCTCGTATAGAGGGGAACTACGGCCATGTTCGTGGTTCTATGCGCGTTCGCTCACGCCCATTTGTGTAAGGCTATAAATGACTACTTCCGCACAATCAGTTTTACTTCGGGTCGTAGGAACTTTGCAGGATGCGTCCGCTGTTCGCTGGGCAACAAACGAGCTTGTACGCTACCTTAACGACGGCCAACGAGACATTACTGTCTACCGCCCTGATGCCACTGCTACGACCGCTACGCTTACTTGTGTATCGGGTACAAGGCAAACCCTGCCTACTGCGGCATCTAAGCTCATAGACATTGTGCGCAATGTAGCTACGACAAGCGATAAACAAGTGGTTCGCAAAGTTAATCGCCAAATGCTTGATTCAATAAGCCCCTCGTGGCACGTTGCAACTGCTAGCGTTAACATCTCAAACTACATGTACGACCCCATTGATCCTAGGGTTTTTTATGTGTATCCGCCAGCGACTACGTTGGCTCAGCTCTCTACAGTCTATTCAGCGTACCCAACTGACATTGCTGAGCCTGCCGACAATACCCTTTACACAGCCGTGAGTGGTAATATAAGTGTTGCTGATGTTTTTGCTAATGCGCTTGCGGACTACATTTTGTTTCGTGCGTTCAGCAAAGACGCGGAGTCTTCAGCAAATGCAAGTCGTGCTCAGGCACACTACGCCCTCTACACTACAGCGCTCAGCACCGAGCTGAGAGGTACAACTTCTATTGCCCCAAGTACGTCTGGAGCTCCAAACCATGGCTGAAAAAATTAAACTTGTCCAAGGGGACACTCGCCCTAATTTGGTAACTACGCTAACAGACTCGACAACTGGCGAGGCTATCAACATAACTGGCGCTACTGTTTTGCTTAAATTCCGTGCGGCTGGTGCAACTACTCTGCAATCTACGCTTACGGGGTCAGTTACCAATGGCGCTGGCGGTGTTGTAGTATTTTACTGGTCAGACGATCCGACATCCCTTAACGGCGCTGCCGGAGACTACGAAGGTGAAATTCAAATCACTTTTGCAGATACAACAATCCAAACAGTTTACGAGCTGTTGAAATTTAAACTTCGTCAGGATTTCTAATGGCGACCTCAAGCATATCTGCGAATGGAGTTTCCACTGCAGTTGCTTGTGAACTCTTAACGGCCTCTACAACGTCCGCGGTAGCGCAAGCTAGTATCTCGGCAGTAACGGCTGGTTTTACGCTGTCCTACGCGGTTTTAGCAGCTTCTGCGGCCCTTGACGAGTTAGGTCAGAACAAGAAGATTCGCGAAATTGTTACAGTCCCCGAACAGGTTATTCGATCTGTTGGGTTGGCTAAAGCTGACACCGTTGTAACGACAGATGATATTGACCGCGCTATTACTAAAGTACTAGCAAATTCTGTTACTGTTACCGAAGTTATTAGCATTGTCAAAACAACGCTTCGAACGCTGAGTGACTCTGTTACGCCTGTTTCTGCTGTTGCAAAAGAAGCTGGTAAAAATCTAGGGGACACGGCTACCGTTACTGAAGACCCTGTTTTTGCGATCAATAAAGTTCTGACAGATGCGTTTGGTCTAAACGACGGCGCTGATGTGGGGGATGGGTCAACTTACGCTTTTCAGAAATACATCAACAATGTTGCGTTTGTTGCGGAAGCAATGGCGCGTAGTTCGACTAAACCTTTGACGGATAGCTTTGGGCTAACGGACGCAACGGCGTTGCAAGTTTCTAAAGTGCTCTCAGATGCACAGGCTTTCCAAGACAACGTTACCTTTAGCGTTGATAAAGTCTTGTCTGATTCTTTTGCGACTATAGAAGGGCTTGTCCGCGGTATTGATAAAAATCTTACCGATACAAACGCCATTACAGACGCCCGCTTTTTTGACATAGCCAAGGTTTTGACAGACACTTTAGGTGTTTCAGACGAAAAAGCCCTGACTGTTGCGAAAGCTTTATCCGACGCATTTAGCACAAGTAGTGCAACATTTACTAGCTTTAGTAAAGCACTTGCGGATACACTAACGTCTGTTGACGTTGTTTCTGTAGCGTTCTCTAAAACGTTATCGGATACAACCGGGACGGCGGATGCCATAGCTTTGACGCCATCGAAAGTGGTAGCAGACACTCTGGCTTTTTCGGAGTCTGGTTCGGTGATCTCTCAAGGATACTGTGACTTGACATATTTTGAAGCTGATTACGTCGGTGAGTACCGCACATTTGCATAGGAGATTACGATGATCCAAGAAACTATTAAAGCTACAGGTAAACTAAACATTAAACTGTTTGGCCCCGATGGCACAATCAAAGAAGATAAAACCGTCCCCAACATTGTTGTAACAACAGGTAAGACATTTATCGCTGCCCGCATGGTTGGCACACCTACAGCAATGAGTCACATGGCCATTGGTTCTGGTGATACAGGTAGTCCTGCAGTTGGCGATACTACTTTGCAAACTGAATTGGCTCGAGTGTCGTTGACTTCAAGTGCATCCGCTGGTGCTATTGTTACCTACATCGCTTCTTTTGGTGCTGGTACTGGTACTGGCGCGGTAGTTGAGGCAGGTATTCTTAACGCTTCTTCCGCTGGCACATTGCTTTGCCGTACAGAATTTGCGGTTGTCAATAAAGGCGCAGATGACTCCATGAGCATTACTTGGACAATCACTGTTAGCTAAAATTTGATGTTGAGTTTGGTACCGGAGAAAAATCTATGAGCACCATTGTTTTACGCAGTGTTAAGGGCACGCCCCTGACTAACACCGAAGTTGATACCAACTTTAGTAATTTGAACACGGACAAACTAGAAGCCGCGACAACAGCTACGCTTACCAACAAGACTATTAATCTTACAAGCAACACTTTAGTTGCAACATCTGCTCAAATCTTGGCGGCTATCACTGACGAGACCGGCACAGGCTCATTGGTCTTTGCGACTTCTCCTACCTTGGTTACGCCAACTTTGGGTGTGGCTACGGCTACATCACTTCAAGGCATCATTGGTAATGTGACTCCTGCGGCTGGTAACTTCACAACCCTTGGTGCATCTTCTACAGCCACTTTAAACACACTTTCATCTAGCGGTGCAACACTTACAGGTGGAACAATCAATGGCATGACTGTGGGTGCTACTACTGCATCTACTGGTGCGTTTACTACGCTGAGTGCTGGCAATGGCATATCGTTTTTCAATAACCTCGATGCCAATATCATGCTCCGAGTAGGAGTGGGGATAACGTCTACCCTTGGAACGGGCGAAGGGCTTGAGTTTTCCTATACCGCACCGCAAGCCAAGATTTTATCTTACAACAGGGCTACATCCGCGTATAAAACTTTATTTATAGATACGCTTACAACGACATTTGGAGTTAGTGGCACAACACAACTAACCCTCAACTCCACAACCCTTTATACGGCTAGTGGAATTTCTGTAGGTATTGGACTGAGCAATCCTAATACAACGCTTCATGTAAAAAGCACAGTTGCGGGTAGCACCAATGGTTTGACTTTAGAATATTTTGGTGCTTCATCATATTACGCACGTTTGTTTTCAAACGGCAATGATTTATATGTTTCTGCTGACACGGGCAATACTGGCGGCAAAATGTTTTTGCAAACAGCAGGAACAACTGCTATTACAGTAGATGCTTCACAAAATGTAGGTATTGGTACAAATTTGCCTGCTACCAAACTGCACGTTTCTGGTGGAAATATTCGTCTTGACAACAACCAAGGAGTTGAGTTTGGTGGTGCGAATAACTACATCTACGGAAACGAATCAACAGACTTCATTGCCTTGGCTACTAATGGAACGGAAGCCTTAAGAGTTAATGCTTCTCAAAATGTAGGTATTGGCACAACCACAAACACCAACTCTTCCAAGCTAGTTGTCAACGGAACTATCAGTCAAACAGTAGGCGGCACTCAATATCTAGTTGTTGACCAATCCGACATCGGCACTGGTGCTAATGAAATCCCATTGAATCAATACTTAGGTTCATTGGCTTACCAAAATGGTGATGCGTACTACAACACGGGCATGACTGTCGGATTTCGCAACCGAATTATCAATGGTGCAATGATGATTGACCAAAGAAATGCGGGTGCATTAGTTTCAAATGCAAATGGATTTATTACTGATAGATGGTCTATGTCTAAATATGACCCTACTGGTGGTGCATATTCAGGTCAACAAGTATCTGATGCGCCAACAAATTTTGTAAATAGTTTACAAGTTACAGTAACAACAAATATTGCACAATCATCCGATGCGTATTGGCAACTATTTCAAACTGTAGAAGGTAACAATTCAGCAGATTTAGGTTTTGGAACTGCTACACCAAGCGTTTTTACAGTTTCTTTTTGGGTCAAATCAAGTGTTATAGGCACTTATTCAATTGCAATTTACAACAACGGACAAGGTGGTACTGCTAGAAGTTATGTAACGACATACACAGTTAATACCGCAAGCACTTGGGAATATAAAACAATCACTATTACTGCTGATGGTTCATCGGGTTCGGGTTTTTGGAGTACAACTACAGGCAATGGGCTTGGTTTGTATTTTGATTTGGGATGCGGTACTGCCCAACAAACAACTGGTAACACTTGGGCTTCTGTTAACGCACGAAGAATTGCGGGAACTGTTCGTTTAATGGCAACTAGCGGTGCAACATTTCAAGTAACAGGCGTTCAAGTTGAAAAAGGCAACATAGCAACATCGTTTGATGTGCGACCTTACACAACTGAACTTCAATTGTGCCAAAGGTATTATTGGCAAAACACAACAGCCGCTGGATATTATGCTTATCAATATTCTGATGCTTACAGGATGCTTCCTGTTTCTTTTCCAGTGCCTATGAGGTCAACGCCTACTGCAACAGTAGTTTACATTGCTGGCTCTTTTACTCCGTATTATTCTGACATTTATCATTTTAAAGCGTATGTTGCTTCTTCTTATACGGACGCTACACCTTATTACACAACAAGTGCCAAATTTTCTTCGGAGTTATAAATGTACCAAACATATAAAAACCACCTTGTTTCTGGTGAACCCAAGTCGATTTGTAGATTAAGCGATGGCGCATCTATCCCATTCGACCCCGCTAACACCGACTACCAAGCCTACCTAAAGTGGCTTGCTGAAGGCAATACACCCGAACCCGCTGATGGAGAACAAGCATGAGCATCCAAGCCAACTTTCCCGCTATTGATCCAAGCCTATTGTTAGACTTTGCTAACACCAAACAATTAGATAACCGCATTACTTTTACCCGTTCAACCCCTGCGGTTTACTACGATGGTAAAACTACTGCGATGGCAGAACAAAATACGGTTCTTTATTCACAAGATATTGCCAATGGGTATTGGACAAAATACCAAGTTTCACTTAGTTCTGCAACTGCCCCCGATGGAACTTCAACGGCAAGCACATTAACAGAAGCAATAACCGATAATAATCATGCAATTTGGACAGTCACAGGGCCAATTGTTACTACTACAAATATTTCATCCACGTTTTCTATTTACGCAAAAGCAGGAACTTGCTCTACGTTTGGTATACAAATTTATCGTTCAGGAGGATCGTTCTTTGTTGATTTTGATTTAACTACAGTTGCTACTAGCGTAAGAAATGGAACGGGTACATCTACTATTACTGCCGTAGGCGGTGGGTGGTATAGGTGTACCGCAACATCTAGTTCTTTAGGGTCAAATACATGGCAGTTTGAAGTTTATATGACCCTAACTTATGGTGGCGTTTCAAATTATTTAGGTACTGGTCGCACGTTGTCTTTGTGGGGCGCACAAGCGGAAACCCGTGCAACCGCCTCTGCATACACCGCAACAACAACGCAACCCATCACAAACTACATACCCGTTCTACTAAGTGCGGGCGGTAATCAAGCAAGGTTTGACCATAACCCTACTACTGGTGAATCATTGGGATTGTTGATTGAAGAACAAAGAACAAATCTTGCAACTTATTCAGCAGACTACAGTAATGCGGCTTGGGGTAAGACTCAATGCAGTATTGAAAGTAATACGATTGTTGCGCCAGATGGTACTTTAACAGGCGATAAGTTAATTGAAGATACAGCATCTTCAGTTGGTCACTTTATAACTCAAGTTGTTTCACTTGGTGGCTCTGTTGACTCATCAGCATATGTATTTATTGCGTATGCAAAAGCAGGTCAGCGCACAAGAATACGAATGTTTGATAACAATCAAAATACATCAGGTGATACAACATTTAATTTATCTACGGGAACTATTGTTAGCGGGACAGGAACAATTACTTCTGTTGGCAATGGTTGGTATCGTTGCGCAATTTTTCCATTAAAAAACTATTCAACAACTGCTACGCCACGAATTTATTTAGATAATGGAACATCATCAACTTATACTGGAAATGGATTTAGTGGTGTTTACATTTGGGGCGGTCAATTAGAAGTTGCATCTTTTGCCACATCCTACATTGCAACAACTTCAGCAAGTGCTACAAGAACTTCAGATAACGCAAGCATGACGGGAACTAACTTTAG